TACAGACGTTCGAGGTTGGGGTCTGGCGCTAAAAAAGAAAGCATCCAATGATCACTCTGTTATGGATTCAATCGAGAACACAAGCGAAGTGAATCGGATCAGGCGTGGAGTCGAGGACGATCAGACGCTTACAGAAAAGGCTAAAGCCAATCTGTTGAAGTCTATCGACTCTCTGTTGCTTGGTGAAGAGACCATTTAAAACGAGGTGGCTAACATGCTGAACGATGCGGAAACGAAAGACTCGGCACCTACGCAAGCGTCCAAAATTCTAAAGATGCTTCGTAAGAATGGCGACAAGGGGATGACTGCCAGAGATGCGATTGGTATCGGTTGTTACAGGCTAGCGGCTAGGGTCTACGAACTACGCCTAGAGGGGCATCCAATTGAAACAAAATTAGAATCGAATAGAAGTGCGCATTTCGCGCGATACATCCTAACCAAAAAAGGCTAAAAAATGACTGAATACGACAACACCAACACCGGAGCACTATTCCCCGCAGAAAACATGAAAGTAGTCCGACAGGGTCGGATCAATGTCGATGGGGCGGAAGAGAATTTTTGCTTAGTGCAAGTGCAGACAAAGGCTGGTAAAACGGTCTTTGAAATGTACCAAAAGGTCGGCGCTGTTTTTGCGAACGAACGAAAGCGAGACGAAAAAGACGCCGATATGTCTGGGTCTATGACGGTCCGAGACAAAGAGTTTATGGTTTGGGGGCGTAAACGTGAATCAAAAAACGGCTTGGGTTTTACTTCCGTCTCGGTCGCCGGGAAAAAAGGACTCGGTGGGGGTTCAGGAAACGGTGCAAATAGTCAAACGAAAAGCCACCAAGCAAGTGGCGGCTCTGCTGAAGAATTCGCCGACGACATCCCGTTCTGATTTTGGCAAACAGCCAGATAAAGAGTGAGCGGCATTTGGCTTTTGTGAGAGAGCATGCTTGCATGGTGTGCTTCAATCCAACCGTCGATGCCCATCACTTAATGAAACCTTGGAGCGGTGGTAGGGGTATGGGTATGAGGGCGGGAGACGAAAACGCCGTCCCACTATGTCGATCACATCATTCCGAGTTACATACCAAGTACGGCAACGAAAGCAAATTTTTTGAGTCCTTGATGGGTGACGAGAGCGCCGGGAAAAATAGGGCTAGGCTTCTGTGGTATTCGAGTCCGGCGTATAGAGAAAAAGAGACTTAATCTAAATGAGAAAACCGCCTAAATTCGCACCGCAATTTTTGCTCTTCGCGAAAATCTGGAAAATGTTTGAGTCCGGTAGACAATTGAGCGCCCACGATGTAGCTGATTCGCTTGAGGTTACAAAGCGGACGGCGTGGCATTGGATGGCGGCACTTCGCGATCAGCGCCTTATACATATCGTAGCATGGCGAAAAGATACTATAGGTCGAGATCAAACACCAGTCTATTCGGTAGGGGACGGGTTTGATAAGCCTAAATCAAGACGAACACCGGAAGACCGGCGCCGAAAATATCACGACAAGAGAGCGCGAATGGCAAAGGAGGCGACATGATGACGATTGAACAAGAGATACGCGACACGAACAGGCTAGTGGAACAGCGGTTCTCACGAAAAGTGCCGCAAGCCGACGCGCCGAAGAAAGAGCCAGTCGATTGGCGGGCGGAGTTATACGACGACTGGGACTACGACGGTATTGTTTACACCATCGGCAAGACGTTGGCGTGGGTCATAACGGCATCGTTTATGCTCGGATGGATTTACGGCGTCATAACAGAACAGGTGATCCTATGACTGACAACGAGTTACTACGACAAGCAGACGTAGCGAGTGACACATGAGACCGGATTCGCCTTGCATCGCAGTCTGTACCACCCTGTACGACGAAGTCTGCAAAGGGTGCGGTCGGACCTACGTGGAGGTGGCGAACTGGGTTTTTATGACAGAGGATGAGCGGGAGGTCGTTTGGCAAAGAATAGAATCAGAGGCGACGTCGTGGCGTTTTACAACATATAAGGATAGAGCATGAGCACAGAAAAAAGCATCAAACAGTGGCACGAGAAAGCAAGACCAGCGCCATCGGAAGGCGACTTTAATGTACAGCTTGGATGTCACTTTGAAGAGATATCCGAAATGCTTGTCGCGCTTGAGGGACAAAACGCCGTCACAAGAAACAAGCTGTCCGAAATCGCGTATCAAATGTCATCTTTAGCTACAGCCTTCAAAGATGGTCGATACGATGCCGAGCCAATGCCTAGAACTGAGTTTTTGGACTCATTATGCGATCAAATCGTCACAGCCATTGGCGTCGCCCACTGCTCCCACATGAAAATAGATGCCGCGCTAGCGCTGGTCAATGAATCGAACTGGAATAAGTTCGTGGATGGGGAGCCTCTGAGGGATGGCAACGGCAAGATAAAAAAGCCGGTCGGATGGACGTCGCCAAGACTGGAGGGGTGCGTATGAACGCTAAGGTCATTCAAGGTACTTACGCAGACTTCAAAATTGTGAAGACGCGAAACGTCGCCCAATTTATCGTCGAAGTTCCACTAGAACAGGCAAACGCGGCGGTCAATGTCTTTGGGCTTCCAGACCCAACGAGCGAAAAATGGGTTGCTATAGCCATGCTGAACGAGCACCTGATAGAGAAAGATGAATCGGCGACTAAAGCGATTCAATCTGCCGGTATGCTGTGTAGAGAGCCTCAATTCGGGAAGTTTTTAAGAGACCAGCTCGGAATGCAAGAGGTCGAGCCAATGAACTCCAACAGCATCGCCGACGGCTTGCGGGCTTTGCTTGGTGTAAAGTCTAGGACCGAGTTTCACAATCAGCCGGAGACGGTGGTCGCATTCAATCGAATCAAGGGAGAATATGATAAATGGCTGATGAACGAAACAACATAGAGCCTAGATGCCTATCTTTACGAGAGTCCGCCAAGTATGTCGGGGTCAGCGTAGGCACATTTTCAAAGATGGTGAAAGCCGGACAAGCCCCTCAAGCCATCCGAATCACAGAGCGCCGTCTGGTTTGGGACAAGCGACAGCTCGATGGCTTGATTGACAACCTAGCTAAAAGATAGATATATTGGTTACGCCTGTGGTGCCCTCCACGCCACGGGTTAGGGGCGTGAGACCGCGAGACTCGCGCTTCTAATTCAACCCAAGATTTCGGTCTTGGGTTTTTTTTGTCTTTTTTTCACATTTTTGCAAAAAAGTTGTTGACAGGTGTAAACAGGTGAGTAGAATTCAACGCATAGATTCTTTTTTTGACCAACCGGAGACCATGACCATGAACCAGATCGAAACCACAGCCCGCGAATTAACCTTTGCCCAAGACAACTTCGACACCGAGAACACCTTCAATTTAGAGGTTCGCGGTTTCAAGGCAATGAAAAGCATCAAAGTGTCTTTGCACTTGAACTATCACACGCGCGACGACGGCATCGTGTGGGCAATGAAGCACAGCGTAACAATGAAGAGCCACTACAGCGCTGAAGATATCGCAGAGCGTAATCGATTGAACAGCGAGGAGCCTGTCCGCAATGGCGACATCGTTCGCATTAACTGTAACGAGTTGGGCGGCGATAAGCTCTATCGGGTGCGAGTGCTCGGCGATTTCAGCAACTGCGCAATTTTTGACCCCGTAGAGGCAGAGTAAGACCAAGGGGGTGAAAGCCCCCATCTAATGACCAAAAGGAGACCACCACCATGACCACTTTAGACATGACATCACAAGCGGCTTCAAGGCTTAACAGAATAGATCGATTGATTAGCGATCGTCCGTGGATAGCTTATATCGACGACGAGCGAAACATCGGCAACAGCTTGATCGTTACGCTAAAAGACGAATATTGCTTTAAGGATGACCCCGGATGCGGCGTCAGAGCCTTTGATTCTTGGGCGGAAATGAAACGAGAGACGATTCGTCATCGAGTCTACTGCACCGAATCCGCCGTCAACTAAAACCAAAGGAGACCATGACCATGACCACACTAACCATGACGCCAGAAACCGCCTTAATCCTTCGCGTAATCGTGCAAGACTACTTAGCCACACGAAGTGACTCGGAGACATACGTAAATCAGCGATACGCTCACATGAGCGAGGCGTTTAGACAGCACAAGATCGCAGACGTGAAGCACCGAGTCGGGCGAATGGACGCCCTGTTAGAACAACTATCGGAGGTTTGAAAAATGAAGATCAAAGACGCAATAATCGGGAAAATGGAGAGAATGGGGTCGTATGACTACGAGATAGACCCCGACGCCGAAGAGCTATCCAGAATGACCAATGAAGAGATTGTGCGAAGAGCTAGATTACGCGAGGCTCAGGCAAACGACCCTGTAAACTACCCAGAGCATTACAAATCCGGCGAAATCGAGTGCATAGACGCGATTGAAGCCGCCTTGACGCCCGAAGAGTTTAGGGGGTACCTCAAAGGTAACGTATTTAAATATACGTGGCGCGAGAGGCTAAAAGGCGGCGATGAGTCGATGGCAAAAGCTCGTTGGTATATCAACCGGCTTTTGCAAGATGACGACGCCTGAAGAGCGCGATTCTATCGAACGTCATCGGCTAGAGTGCGAGGCTCGTTACTGGATGAAACGGGTCTCGCAAATGGGGCGGTTTTGGTGGCACCAACAAAAACAAGACATTGCCAAAAAAAGAGGCGACAAGGGTCTGGCGTATCTTGTCGACGAAATGAATCGTCAAAGAACTCAAAATGAGTCAAAAAAGAGGGAGTCAAATGACTAATAAATGGACAAAAGAGGATTTAATCCAATGGCGGACTCGCATGGGTATGAACCAGACAGAGGCGGCAAAGCGCCTCGGTTACACCAACAGATCGGCAATGTGTCGTTACGAAAGGGGTCACGCTGAAGTCCCGACTCGGCTACAGTTGCTTTGCCAAGAGATCGAGAAAAAATCACCATCGAAGCCATGAAGACTTTACAGATAGTGGTCTGCAAAGACTACGTGGAGGTGTTATTCTTGGACGAAACACCGGGCGTAAATCAAAACTCATCCATGCACCAGCAATTTAACTCAATAGACGAAATGTTGCAGTTTTTCGACAAAAAAGATTCCGAGCTTTGCCTAACAAAAATGGAATTGAAGGCGCCGAGAGGATGATATGCCCATTATGCTCCGCTTGGTCTGAGGTGAAGGAAACAAGAAAACGTCAAGATGGGTCCAAATATAGACGCTACATGTGTGGGAATATGCACAGATTTTCTACACGGGAAATCGTCATCGAGACCAAACCCAGAGGTCTAAAAAAGAAAAGCAAGCCGAAGCCAAATTTACCCAGCTTCGCCGGTTTTGTTGATGCTCTCTAACTTACGGGGTCGATGCGCGACATAATCAGCCTCGACCATTAGACCGGCGAGGATAGCTAATCGATCCTTTTCGTTTACGCCTTTAACGCTTAAAACCAGCTTGCCGTCTTTGTGCTCTACTAGACCGTCAGCGACAAGCGTTTCAAGAATCTTAGCGTAGG